CCCCCATAACCTAATGTTTGAGTAGTCGGTCCTACTGTAATATAAGGAGTAAGAGTAGCTGCGCCTACAGCAGTCATGCCTGCTCCAGTTTCATTACTCGATGCTTGTACTTCTAACCAATCACCTCCAGAATCTACAGTTATAATTTCGTAAGTTTTTTCTAAATCAGATGCAGTGTAGGCAGAATCAGATGTAACGGTTACAGATGTAACGACAATATATTCTCCTTGAGTTAAACCATGAGAAGCTTTGTTAAATCGAACCACATTAGAACCATTTGTAGTTGTTATGGTAAAACCTGTTATAGCTGTATCCAGAGGAGTAATATCAAAAAACTCATCCCCATAATAAATAAATAAACCTTTACTGGTTCCAATAGCAGTATACTTCTGTCCAGCTAAACTAGTAAAAGCATGTTGGGCTCTTGCCGGCCCAGGTAAAGTTTCTTGAGATGAAGTTAATTGATTCCATCCACCTATTTTTTCTGGAAGACCATATCTAAATCTAACAAAATCTCCATCGACCCATTGGCTTTCAGCCCCTGATTCGGTGGCTTGTTTGTTAAATCCAGGCTTGAAATTTAATTTCTGTAGCATATAGTAATTTATATAATACTTATGGAAATAATGAAAGAGCGAAAATGCAGATTTTAGAAGCGGTTGTACATATCAAAGGGGTAGTAAATCCTTTTTTATTAGAAAAAGTTATTAAATTTATTGACCACAAAGCTACTCGAAAACTTTCTGTCATAAGTGGTGACAGTCTTAAAGATTACAGGAGTGTGAAGGGATATCACCTTAATACTAAAACTCCTTCCAATATGTTTTATTGGAATATAATTAAAAAAGAAATTCAACGATTATATGTATATTATAAAATTAAATTTCCTCTCATAAAATCTACTACCGTTAATCAAATGGATCTTTTAAAATATGGACGTGGTGGAGAATATAAGGTACACACTGATCATCACGCATTAACTCCACGAACTCTTACAGCTATTCTTAATCTTAATAATTCTTATGAGGGAGGGGAGTTAGCTTTTGGAGATCAAAAAGAAAATGAAATAGCCCAATATAAATTAGGAAAAGGGGATATCTTATTTTTTCCCAGTTGTTTTTTATACCCTCATTTTATAAAACCTATAACTAAGGGAAACAGGTACAGTATAGTAACATGGCTACAGTAGATTATAAATTAATAAAAAATTTCTTTTCTAAAGAAGAAATATTGTTTCTACAAAACTACTGCAATCGAAAATTAGATACAGATAAAGATTATGTTATTGATCATCAATCTTTTTCGCCGGCTTTCGATATGGATGAGGTAATGTTTTCTTTTTTAGATATAAAAAAATCTAAAGTAGAAGAAGAATCTAATTTAAAATTATTTCCTACATATGCGTATTGGAGATATTATATTTTTGGTGGATCATTAAAACCCCATAGAGATAGACCGGCGTGTGAAGTTTCTGTTACGGTCTGTCTTAAAAAACATGATAAGTGGCCTTTAGTAATAGAGAATGAATCTGTAGAATTAGAAGAAGGTGATGGATTATTATACGCAGGTTGTGTTCAACTTCATGGAAGACCTGGAATTTATAAAGGAGAAGGAATGGCTCAGGCTTTTTTTCATTACGTAGATCAGAGTGGACCTTTTACCGCACATGCATATGATAAATTTAGGCTTAGTCATTTACCAGCTTCTGTTTATGAATCTCCAGAGGATTTGACAATTAAAAAAAATCTTATTAAAAAATATAAAAAGAATGATTAATATTTTAAACAAACAAAATAAACTTAGTGAAACTAGATATAGTATTAATGTAACATATCCTAGAACTGTTAACATAATACATGGTCATTATCCTTACCCTGAAATTATTCATGATTTTATTCTTCAAATAAAAAATAATTTAAATGATGATATGAATAATTACACTAATGTGAAAGGAGGCATGACTAAATGGGACTATTTTTTAGATAAAAAAAATTTTATTGATTTTACATCTTTTATTATAAATAAACATCAAGTAACTCATGGGGATATTTTTGAATATTTTTTTGAAAAATTTATATTTATGAATGCTTGGGGCAATGAAATTAAATTAGGAGATAGTCTAAATTATCATCATCACAATTGCATACATGGTATTTTATATTTAACAGATGGATGCGACTTAATATTACCAGAATTAAATCTTAAAATAACTCCTAAATTAGGTGATTATTATATTTTTCCACCCCTAATATCACATGGTTTTAACCCTAGCGTTTTAGATACAAATAGGTATAGTCTTGTTTTTAACATAGAGAATAAATGTAATAACTTTGATTACTTTAAAAAAAATCTTATTAAAGAATATAAAAAGAATGATAGAAAAAACAGGTAACATATCAAATTTTATAGCTGTCTATGATAACTATATTATAGATTCCGAATGTAATAAAGCCATAGACCTATTTGAGCAAGAGGATAAACTTCATCGGACATTAAATAGATTATCGTCTGAAAAATCAGCTGTTCTACAAAAAGAAGATCAACAATATTTTGTTGATGGGGGAAATGTAAATATTTGGTGGGAAGCATTAAAACCCCTGATGTTAAATTTTGATATGGCCTTAAAACATTATACAAAAAATACAGGCTTTCTCGAAGCTTATGGGATTGAAAAACTTTTTTATACACATCTAAAGATTCAAAAGACTCTTCCCACAGAGGGTTATCATGTGTGGCATGTAGAACATAATGGTGATTATGACAATTCTAAACGAGGTTTGGCCTTTGGAGTCTATTTAAATGATGTTGAAGAAGGGGGAGAAACAGAATTTTTACATTTTTCTAAAAGAGTAAAACCCAAGAAAGGAAGAATAGTTATTTGGCCAGCTGCTTTTCCATATGTTCATAGGGGAAATCCTCCGTTAAGTGGAGAAAAATATTTATTAACTTCATGGTTAAATTTAGTATGAAGCCAGTTTTATTAGACAATATATTTTCAGAAAAAGAATTATTCTTTATGTATAAAGAAATAATTAACACTCCTAATTGGATAGTTAGTGGTGGATCTATTAATGGTTTTTACGAAATGTTTAACAGAGGGCCAATGTTAGTTGTAAAAGAAGATAAACAAAATGTGGCGCACTATCCTCTTTTTCTTTATGGACAGTCTATTGTATTTAGAATTGCTAAATTATTAGCAGATAAAAAAATAGGAATTCCCACTACTATAGAACGAATGTGGTTTAATATAACCAACAGCGGAGAAAAAAGTCAGCATAAGTTACATACCGACTCAGAATCTTCTCAAACTAAATCAATTGTTTTATTTTTAACACCTCTTTGGCAACCTGATTGGAGAGGGTCTTTCTATGTTGATGGGGAAGAATTTAAATTTAAACCAGGTAGTGCTGTAATTTTTAATTCAAATGAATATCATCAAGGTGAAGATGTTTTATCTCAGACATATAATTGGCAGAGATTAACGTGTAATATTCTTGTTAAAAATTATGGTGATGTATAAGAAGTAGGTCTTGAACCTTTTTCAGATTCTGGTCTTTCGTCTCCATCCCAATCAGCTTGTAATTGAGCTAAGTGTGCAACATCCCATTTATCTATAAATTGAGATCTAAAATCTCCTAAATTAGATTCTGCCCAAGTTTTGTTTCTTGCCAAAGGTCCTGGTACCATTTCTACGCAATCATTGTGATCATTGCCATCATCTACATATTGAATAGCATGTATATCATTCCATTTTGAATCAGTCCAAAATGAATCATTATCAATAACGTATCTTCGGGGCCACCCATCTTCATTTTTTACAGACTGATTAATAATTTGTCTGTCTTCAAAAATTACTGTCCATTTTACATTTTTTAGTGCCATATTTATTCTCCTTACGTTTTAATTACATACAATACTGTTAAGTATGGTTGTAACACTGATGTTGAATCTCCTGTAAATGTCGCACTCATATTGTGTTGGTGCGCTCCTCCACCTCCAGTTGATCCTGTGCCTGCTGGTCCAGCTCCACCTTGATACGGCGGACCTACGTTTTGCTGTTGAACTGAAGACGCTCCCCCTGGGTGAGAGTGAGAAGGTATTTCCGGAGTTGATAATGTATGGTTTCCTGTTGATCCACCAACGTTACCAGTTGATTGAACTGTGTTTGCTCCACCAGTTGAAGCTAATGCTTTATTGTTAGATTTAGAAACTGCTACGTTATCTTGTAAATCAGGTACGTTAAAAGTACTTGCTCCGTCTCCAACTCCATAAGTAGTTGAGACAATTGCAAATAAAGCTGAGTAAGTCGATCTTGAAACAGCTTGACCATTACACTCTAAGAAACCTGTTGGTACAGATGCAGTAGACCATGGAACAATAGTACCTGTAGGAATTCCTTCGATACCTGTAAGGTTTGCACCAGAAAAATCGTATTTTGTAGCTTCGTAATTTGACATAATATATTATCTCCTATTTCTCCGTGTAAGTCCACCCAGTAGTAGCATCACCAGAAAAAACTAATGTAAAAGCTGCTCCCTGAGTATTAACTGTTAAATTAGATGCTGCATTAGCAATGTTAGAACTATTTCTACCAACCACTAAAGCATTTGAATTAAAATCATAACCTTGATCAACAAATGTGACCATGTCCCCTGTCGCTGGCGACGCTGGAAGTGTCACCGTGACTCCTCCACCATTTGTATTTACTAAAAGTTGAGCACCTGCTTGAACTGTTTCAGCAGCAGAAACTGCTCTCCATACTTTATTTTCTTGTGCTTTATACACATTAGTTCCGTCAGACCATAATTGATATGTATGACCTTCACATAAAAGAATCCCTGTTCCAGAAGTAGTTTTGAAAGTTAGAGTGTAACTTGCGTGATCACATGCATCCCAAACTGTGTATGATTTTTCTACAGAATCTGGAATAGTAACATTAACATTTGCAGCTAATGTACCTGTTAATTTTATTACTTCGTTTTTTCCATTAGAAACTGCACCATTAGTAAAAGTTAATGCTCTACTAGAGTCTGTTACGTTAAACGCATCATAACCACCAATAGCTTGTTCTAATATTAATAAGTTAGTATTAGTAATTTGTCCCCAAGTTCCCGAGTTTTCACCGGTTGCTTGAACTGTAAGTTTTAGACTTGCTGATGTCGAGTTAGCCATTTTTAATTCCTTATGTATTCATATTATTAAAAAATAAGATTGCTGTCAAACCTATTTATGCAGCTACATCCTGCCATCCAGGGGGATCTATTGGTGCTGAGCCAGTATCTACTTCATCCCAGATTAAAGCACTACCAGATCCTAGAGCTATAGTCAACCCAAAACCAGTAGGAATAACGTCAATATCTGCTTTTCCAGATGCACTAGCTAATTGTGCATTCATAGAAATACCGGTTACATTAACTTGTTGATTTAAATCTGCAGTAACAGAAGCTAAGGCCATTGTCATGGCTTGGCCTGTTACAGTTTTGGCACTTCCTTGACCTAAAGTACCTAAAGCGGCAATCATAAAATTACCTTGAATCATTGCATCAGGTGCAGGGTCTACAGCACCTAAAGTTAATTGTGCAACGTTTAAAGTATTTGCAGTTATATTAGAATCACCACTAACTGTTTCAGTTCCTAATGCACCTGTTAAAGCTTGACCAGTTACACTAACAGATACCCAAGTTCCTTCAGCTCCCCATCCATTATCACCCCAATGTTGTCTACCCCAACCTGTTTGGTTGAAAGCTGATACACTACCAAGAGCCATAGTAGCTGCATTACCAGTTAACATTGCGTCCGGCCCTGCATCTGCAGCACCTTGCGCAGCGGTCATTGCTATACCGGTAGCATAAGCAGTTGTTGTACCAGTAGCTGTGGCCGTTCCTAATGCAAAAGTTAATGTTTGATTATTATTTGTAGAATTTGTAGCGTTAACATCCGTAAAACCAACTCCGGTTCCTAATGTCGCTGTCATTGCTATACCAGTTGGTATAGCGTCACCGTATTCACCCCAAGCATTTAAGCCCCAGGCGTCTCGGCCCCATCCAGTATTTATTTCACCAGCTGAAGTTTCTTCACCTTGAGTTAATGTAAGTGCAAAGCCTGTAGGAATAATTGTAGGGTTAGCATTATCCCCCCATTGGTTTTGTCCCCAAAAGCCAGTATTCCAAGTTCCCGATGCCATAGGAAGTTACCTCCCTACTAGCCCGATATTCTTAGTATCGCTGCTGTTGAAGTTGCTGCTGGAAATTGAACTGTGAAAGTACCAGAAGTTGCTGTTTTATCTCCTCCAAAATCTAAAACACACACCGCTGACTTTGTAGTTGTTGATGATGTATTGTAGATTAAAGCTCCTCTAGCTGTCAGTGTAACACCTGTAAAAGAAAGGTCGCCAAAATCAACTCTGGCTACACCTGCTGTTATAGAAGTTCCTGCATTAACAAGAGCTCCACCGCCTGCTGCGTAAGTTCCAGTGTTAGAAACTTCGTTACCAGTTGTGTATGAAGTTGTTGCTGAGTTTAGAGTAGCTGAAGAAGTATAAAGAGCTAACTTGTACTTATCACCACTACCTGATGAAAAGTTCGAATCACCTTCGAGCAATAACTTTTTAAAGTTGTTTGCAATTGCTTGAGTTATAGCCATTTTTATTTTCTCCTATTTTCCTATACGAGGAACACCACTTTGATATTCGTCTCGTCTTCTTCTTCCCATTTGTTCTATTGAGAAGCCTTCTATCACCTGTTTATACTTTCCTTCGTA